ATCAACTACAGAATCGTCATCTGTATCAAAAAATCCAACTTCTACTTTTTTACTATCAATGTATCCTTCTGGATCTCTATACTCTTTAACAACTTGCCAATCATAGTCAAGGTTGAACGGAGAAGTATCATCAGGCATAGTATTAATTGATAGTACTTTAATTTTGTCTTTTATAATCTGTCCTGTTGTATTATCATAAATTTTATTTTTGCTATCATAATAGAATCTAATTTCTTCGTTACTTTCAAAAACATAACGAAGTCCTCTATATTCAACATTATAAGTTTCGCCGTCTGTTTCAAATAACAGCAACCAACTTGCATCTAATTGCTGGTTTGTAAGATCGCCTGTTTTACCAGTTGAAAACGATCCAATAATGTCTAAGTTATTTTCTGTAACAACACGCCATTGACGTTGGCTGTAATCGTATCTTAACCCAAATGTTTTATATGCAAAAATTTGATCAATAATTTGTGATTTAACGTCAGCAACTAACGAACGTGCAAACTTAGGTCTAATTTCAATTAGAATTGCACCTTCAGGAACTACATCATTAAAAATAATAGGACCTGTTCCGTCCTCGTTATCAACTGTGCCGTCACCAGCAACACTAACAACCTTGGACCACATATATGTTTTTGATCCTGTGTAATTTGCTTGTCCAACTACTAGTTTTTCATCTTTAAAATGATATCCTGTTGGTGCAGTAAATTTACACAAACTTCCTGCTTCGATAAATCTTAATCCGCTACCAGTAAATACACCAACTTGGTATCTTTGATCTGCTGTTTCAATTAAACTACCTGTGCTGTAATTTGTTCCACTGCTATTTTGTTTCCAAGTTGCTTGTAAGTCTGCAACTAATACTTTAGGAAACTTGTCTAAGTAAAAATTAATCTGCTCTGTTTGTGAAAGGATTGGTGTAATTACGTTTTCAATAGTTCCTTCAACATCAGTTCTTGTTGAAAAAGTAAACGAAGTTTTATTAACAGTATCTTCTTTATACAATGCACCATCAGTACCAAATATATTTGTACTAGAATATTTTCCTGTTGCATCTAATAAATCAAAGTATCTTGAAATACCACTTGCTGTTCTGTTTACTGTTTTAACTTTAATAATTTCTTGGCTAACTGCTAATGGTGCAACTTGATAGTCTTCACCTGTAACCATTCTGTTTTGTGTATAATAAGTTGCAGGAGCATTATCTCTAATACTTGCATTTGTTTCACTAAATGAACTGTTATCAACTGTGTACTTTAAACTAAATGTAATGTTTAAAGTTTCTTGGTTTCCTGCTTTAGAAGTATAAGGAATTGTAACTGAAATACTTTGCATATCTGCAGGTACAATATTAAACTCATCATTAGCACTTGTTCTATAGTAGGTTCTAAATGTACCTTTAGGTAAGTTACCAAATGTACCGTCTGAGAAAATAAGATCTACAGCATCACCTGTTCTTGTTAGCACAGCGTAAACGTTTCTTTGGTCTTTTCTTGTACTGTTATAAACAATGTTGTTACCTTCAAGTGCATCAACTTTGGTCCATAACTGATCTTCAGCACCAACCGAATTTAATTTGTATAACCAAAGGTCAGTATTATTAACATTTGTTGCTTCAATGTTTACTGTTTGGTTAGTACTAGGTCGATTAATTGTAAACTCGCCTTGGTCAAGTGTACCTTGTCTAAAGTGTGCAAAAAATCCCGAGTTAGTTGATCCAGGACCTCTACCGTCGTCTCTATATAAAAATGCTAAACTGTTTCCTGGTAACGGTGCTTCTTCAGAAATAATACCATCAGTAACATCTGTAGAAACAATCTGGAATTGTAAATTACGTCCATCAACATTTTTTGTAAATGTGTAAACAGGTACATCAGTGTTTGAAGCATTAAGTCTGTATTGGTCTGTAGGAATTCCTTCAACATTGTCTTTCTTAATTGGCTTACCGTACGGACTGTTATTAGGAAGTGCCGCATTTAGTGTTCTATCAAACTGCTCTCTCCAATTTGAATTTGAAGGATCATTCCAAATAATAGTTTGTCCAGATAAGTTAGTACCGTTACTGTCAATTACATCTTCACTAGTTGTAATACTTTCCATTTTTAACAAGCCGTTAGCGGCAATATTACGTTTAGGATTGTAAGACAACAAACGTGCTAAACGCAGAATACTTTCTCTACGTGAAGCAAGTTCTAAAAAGTTTTCTCTTGCATTAAGATCAATACGGAAAGCAATGTTTTGACCTAGGAAAGCAATAAGGTCGATTAATGCAAGATACTCACTTGACTCGATGTAATCGTTAAAATCTTCTGGATAATTTTCTCTAAGATAAGAGATCATTGTTCGACGTAGATTGTCGAAATCATATGACTTAAATTCTGCGTTACGGAAAGATTGGTATACTTTGGCCCAATCTTCTGCAACTAATAATCTGTTTTGTCTATTTGTCGATGACATTTGCTTTCCTTATTATACAGTATTTATTTGATTGAGTTAACTACGTACTTAAATCAGTCCCATACTGTCGTCAAATGTCATACGCATTTTTTCACTAATATTGTATGGTAGATAAGTTAAATCACAATCAATTAAGATACCACTTTCGTATGTGTCTATAGTAACTTGATTAACGACAATCCTAGGATCAGCGTCAACAATATCTTGAACATTCTTTGTAATTGCTTCTTTCATGCTTTCTGTCATAGGTTCATGAATTGCGTCCCAAATAATTGTTCCAAATTCCGGGTTTTCTAATTTTTCACCTTGTCTTATGTGAAAATGGTTTAGCAAATCTTGTTTAATTAATCCAATATCGTACAATACAGTACTGTTATTTTCAGGGTTTACAGTACTCAATCCTTTATAAGCACGATTAGTTGTCGTCGGGGGATTGTTGTTAGCCTTTGGACTTTTAACCTTAATATTTTTGTATAAATCTGCCATAACAATATTTACCTACCTAGTTAGCCAC